CTGGTCGACGACCGTGATGGCGACCTACAGATTGGGGATGGGTCGGAGCAGCCGATCTATTGCATTGAGCAGATTTACAACGTTGGCTACAAGTCGATTTAGGAGACACACATGACCATTACCGCACGCACCGGCACGGGAACCCTCATCACCTTCGGGAATGGATTCACGTGCAAAGTGATCGAATCGCTTGACCCGTTTTCGGAGACGCTCGGGGTGATCGACGCGAACACGATGACGACGACGGATTACATGGAGAAGATCTTCGAGGACTTCATTGACCTCGGCGAAATGAGCTTCACCATTGAGTATGAGCCCGATGAAAACCCGCCCGACATCGGTGAGGTGCAAATCGCGACAGTGAACCCGAAGGGGCTTGGCGCGGGTTCGCTGATTCGGGGCACGGGCGCGTTCACCGCGTTCAAGCCGACGCTGCCCGTAAACGGGAAGATGACTGCATCGGTCACCTGGACGTGGGATGGCGATGAGTTTGAAGTAAACGCAAGCTAAAGGAACCACATGCTTACCAAGGCGAATATTTTGTCTTTCGGGGCAACCCGCAAGACCAAGAAAATCAGGGTGAAGCCCTGGGGCGGCGACACGCTCATCCGGGGTGTGAGCGCGGGCGAGATGGATCACATTGAGTCGATCCTTGACGGCTACGCGAAAGACCCGATGTCGATGACATCGCGGGTGCGCGCGACGGCCTGCGCTTACTTCCTCTCTGATGAGAGCGGCAACCGCATGTTTGGCGACGATGATATTGACGCGCTGAACGCGCTGCCCGCGGCTGGATTGACCTTCGTGATGAACGAGGGGTTGCGGTTCAACAAGCGGGCGGTGCTCGAAGAGTTGGAAAAAAACTCCGGGCCGACCCAGAGCGACAACTCTGGCACGAGTTAGCCATCGCCCTGGGCGGCCGCACAATTGAGGAATGGCGCTCTGTGATGAGTGCAGCGGAATTTGAATCGTGGGTTGTTTTTGACCGGATAAGTCCGATTGGCCGGATTCGTGCCGATCTGCAGGCGGCCATCGTCGCGCAGACCGTGGCCAACTGCAACCTTGGCAAGGGCCAGCGTCCATTTAAGCGGACAGATTTCATGCCCTTTTACGAGACGCCGCCGCAGAGTGACGACAAAATCGGCACGATGTTTTTGCAGTGGGGTCAGCGGATGAAGGCTGCTATCGAAAGGCGGAAAAAGCGCGGTGCGGGTAAAAGGCGACGAAAAGCTGCTGAAGGCACTGGGTAAGTTTAGCGGGAAGCTGAGCGGTCAGGTGCTTCGGCGTGCGGGTCAGAAGGCGGCAACCCCGTTGGCGCGGCGTGCGCGGCAGCTTGTGAAGCCTGTGTCCAAGACGATTGCGAAGAGCATCGCCACGAAGGTGAAGGTTTATAAGAGCGGCAAGTTGTTTGTTGCTGTGGGGCCCAGGGCGGCGCCGTCGAGGTCGGTGAAGGAAAACGAAAACCCGGTAACCGGGGAGAAGAAGAAGGTTGTTCATGACGCGCGCTACACCGCGCACCTGGTAGAACGGGGTACGAAGGCGCACAAGATTGTGGTGCATAAGGATAAGCCGAAAATTGTGGTGAATCACCCCGGAACGAAGGCGCATTTATACCTGGAGCGCGCTCGGATTCAAGAAGATGGAATGTCGCGGCAGATTTACATAAACGAATTGCGGAACGGCATAGAGAAGCTTGCCCGTGAACTGAATACGGATAAATAGCGATGGCGAAACTCGGAAAGCTGAACGTAGAGGTCGGCGCGACCAATAAGACCAGGGGCGGTCTGAACGCGGCGTCGAGCGATATTTCCAAGTGGGTCAAGAAGACCGGAAAACTCAGTGCTGACTTTGGAATCAAGGCGGCGAAGGGGGTTGCTCTGGGTGCGGGCGCGGCGGTGGCCAGCCTCGGCGCGACAGGAATCGCTACGGCCATCGCGATTAAGACGGGTGCGGAGCAGATTGATTCGCTGGCGAATGCCAGCAAGCGCCTGTTTGGTAATGATGGGGCGACGGGCGCCCTGGCAGGGATGCACCTGGCCGCAAAAAAATACGGCATCGAGGCGGATAATGTAAACGACGGCCTCAAAGACATGATGGATAATCTGAGCAAGGCGGCGAACGGGGACACCGGGCTTGCCGACATGCTCAAATCCATCGGCATCGACGCGAAAGAGATCAACCGGCTTCGCCCCGAGGAACGCTTCTACAAGCTCGCTGATGCAATCGGCAGCCTGGAAGACATCGGCAACAAGATTCGGGTGGGCAAGACTATTTTTGGCGAATCGGGCGCGCTGCTTGCGGAAATGTTCAACAACGGATCGGCGGCGATTCGCGCGGCCACGCACGATGTCGAGCTGTATGGACATGCGGTGTCCGCCGTGGATACCGCGAAGATCAACGGGATGGAGACTGACCTTAGCCGGATGAAGATGGCGTGGGAAGGGGTGACCATGCAACTGGCGGTGCAGTTTGCCCCACTGATCAGCGACATCAGCGGGCGGCTGCTTGGGGCGATTGAGAATACGGGGGGAATGGGCAAGGCGGTTGAGACGGCGTTCACCTATGGCGTGAAGTCCGTTGGCGGGATGCTGGATAAGGTTGAAGACTTGGAACTTGCCTGGATGAAGGCCACCAAGTCGGTGAATGACTTTTATCTCAACCTTTACAAGGTTGATCCGGATAGTGACCTGAATAAGATTCAGATCAACCGGGTTACAGAGGAGCGGCTCCAGGGAATTCCTGAGCACCGACGTGAGGCGGCGCGGGCACTGCTGGAGAAGCAGGGGGGCTTTGAAAGCGAGAGTCCGAACGTTGCGGCGTTTAAGGAGCAGCAACGCCTTGAGGAGGAATATCAGAAGCGGATTGCGGAAATCGCGGAACGCAAGGCGAATAAGGGCACGCTCGGCGCGCGCTTCGAGGCCTGGGTACAGAATTCACAGGTGAAGGGCGCGACGGAAGCGGCGGCAAAACTGGCGGAAATATCAGAAAAGCGCCTGGATGCTGAAGAGAAAATCACCAAGGAACTGCGGGCGCAGAAGGGCATCACGGAAGCGGGCCAAGGCGCGCTTGCTCTGATGGCGCTCGGGGGTTTGCCTGAGGATATTAAACCGATGGCAAAGGCCGCATCTTCCGAGGCGGAAGAAAAGAAGAGCCCGACGACGCTGGCAAAGGCGTTGGAAACGACGCGCAATGCGCACGGGCCGGCCTCGGGTGCGGGCGGCGCTGGCATGATGACACCCCCTGCGAAATCAAACTGGGGCACCAAGGAATTTTGGGACCAGACCTTGTTTGGCGTGGCCCCTGAAAAGAAGACGTGGCGGGACAAAATCCCCACGGGCGATCCGAAGTACGCCTCGAAGATCCCTGATGGCGAACCGGGGTATCTGTCGAAAATACCGCAGGGCACTCCGAAGTATGTCTCGAAGATTCCTGATGCGATGGCGGAAGCGGTTGCGGGTGGATCTGGCCGCAAGGCGAGCGCCAGTTTTGCGGATATGTCGGAAACCAATAGCTTGCTGCGCGAGGTGCGTGACTCTCTGCGCGCTGGCGTGAAGGGGGTGTGGGCCTGATGTCTGTCGCCTGGGATACGATCGAGGGGATGGAGGCGTATGAGATTGAGGGCAATATTTCGTCCCTCACTCGGCGCGGCCTCGTGAAGCCCTCGGGCACGTACAGCAATAGCCAGATTTTATGGGCGTGCTTCAACGATCCGGGGGTTCCGCGCTACGGCGACTACGCTCCGGGGAACACGAACCTCATCTGCGTAAGTCGTAAAATCAAGCTACTGCCGAATTGCAAGACGAAGGGCGAGGTAATTTGCGATTACGCGACGCTGCCGGATTCCAATTCGTTCATCTTCTCGGGTGGCACCTCGCTTGGGGGCGCGGAAACGCAGCTTGATAAGTTCGGGAATCAGATCGTGGTGGCGCATCAATGGCCGTCTGACGACCACGACTATCCGAACGAGGCGCATTTCCAGGGGTGTGATCTGAACGTGATGATGCCCCAGACCACGTTGACGGCCACGGGCCAGCTGCCTGTGGATTATCCCGATTTGCTGAGTGAACTTTGGGTAGGGTCTATGAATGCCACGCCCTGGGCTGGTAGCGCGGCGTACCGCTACCTTTGCACGCGGTGCGATTTTAAGGGGCTGGACAATGGTATTGGTCGGCAGCGCCGCTGGTTGTTCACCTTTGAATTCCAGAAGAAATTGACGGGCTGGATACCGCAGACCTTCTTCATCGATCCGCGAACGAATAAGCCGCCCCGGTGGCTGATACCTGGCGTCGGTTACAAAGACGTGGACTGGTATGGTTTGCTCGATTTTCACTACCTGTTTGGGGTCCGCTGATGATGGACTCGCGACAGAAATTGACCCCGCCGCGCCCCGGCGCGCCCATGACTGCGGATCGCGTAGGCCATATCATCGCCGTGATCAAGCGGATGCTGGTCCAGGGGCCCGGTGTACTTATTGAACCGATGGGTGACCAGATAAAGATCAGCGCGAAGAAAAATCCAATTCCCGCAGGCGGCGGCGCGTCGACCGTGCCCGGTGCGACCGCTGGTAGGTTTCGTTGCCCTTCGGTTGATGCTCTCCCAGCCGTGCCTACGGCGGCGAATACGTTTCAAATGGTGTACTGGACCAGCGAGGGCGACGGGACAGGCGATGATGGGGTCTGGTGGACGCGAACAGACCTGACGCGTTGGTATCCGTTTGCTTATAGCACATTGAACGGTACTCCGGGCGCGGAGGAACTTACCTAATGGCGTGCTACATCGGCGAGACAGAAACGAGCGCGGATACGGTGAGCTTTACGCATGCCCTCGAAACGCCGTGGGACGCGCAGACCGGGCAAAGTCCGCTTATGGAATTGTGTCGCATGGTACAAAACCGCTGGACGGCGTTGCACCAGGGCACGTTGACATTTGTGGTGGTGGGTGCGAATCCTCCGGATACGACGTTTGACGGGATCAACTATGAGGCGGTGCCGGCGGCGAACCCGTTCCGGGATTTCTACCGGGTGCTGGATGCGTGCCGGTCGGCGGTGCTGGCGATGGTGGTGAATGGCGGAGCGGGGTTTGGCGGGGTAGTGAATAGTAGTGGGTATCGATGGCGCTATAACAATGCGGACGCTGTGCGAACGGCCCTGCTGAGTGACTTGACTGGATTCGACTTTCAGCTACAGGAGGATTGGAAGCCGATCATCTTGGCGCTTCGCACGGCGCTGGAAAGCCTGAGCGGGGCGGAAGTGCAGAGTGCGCCCTGGGTCCCCGCGACGTTGGCGTTCTCTATTGTTCCCTTGGTCTTTGGCGACCCTGACTACCCTGGTGGTAAGTCCGATATAGGCGGTCTTTCTGGCGGCATCGACCCGACCACCGTGACGTATTACCCAGGCGATTTTCAGCACGGGAATACCTACCTGGCTGATGTGGATACACCTAATAACGATTGGCCCGTGTCTTTTGGGTACGCCCATGCCGGTGGCGCTGAGAACACGCTTGGGTATGAGTTTGAGGTTGGTTTTCACGTAGGCGCGGCACTGCCAAACGATGGCAGTTTTGGCAGCGGTCACGGCGACCCGACATCCGCCACGGATCGGATTTTCGTTCAGTGCGATCACCTACGCAGCGGGGGTTGGTACATCTTGCCGGAGAGTATGTCCAAGTCCTGGCGTATACGCGGGAACCCTGCATGGAGTACGCAAGCACGGGCGGCAATGATCGGAAAGACCGCCACTTGGTCTATTACGTTAATTGGGCCAGATACCGATTTGCCTGTCACCGCCACGCCTAGCGGTGGTGTGTTGACGTTCAGCAATACCGCCCACATCACGATTGGACAGGTTGTCACCTCTTTCGTTGAGATGGGGGCCGACCCAATACCCACTGGCGCTGAAGCGTTGGCATGGGCTGATCAAGATGAAGTGACGTATGCAGGCACCGTCGAAGGGCCGAAGGGTTGCTCGACACAATTCGAGATCTCGGGATACTCATACGATTTTTGCGTCGACGCGCTTGGGGTATACCACGATGATTGAGGTCCGGCCATGCCTTTGACACCGCAAGCGGAACGCCTTGGTCTTTACAGCACGCGTTATACGTGGTCCGGGAACGCGCCCTATCGGGTTTGGGTCGAGGGGGAATTGCGGCTCGATCAGAGCGATGCCACAGAACTGATCGTGCAGTATCCGGGCGCCGCGATGCCGCAAGCGATCGAGGTGCTCGACAGCAACGACACGGACCCGGCGGAAAGCGAGGCGTACAGTCCACGGCTGCGTTTGCAATGGCGCGGCCAGGCGGATGCGGCGGCGTACCTGGTGCAGCGTCTGGCAGGTAGCGAATGGGAAACGCGAACGCCTGTTGGAGAAAGCGGCCTTGGATACTACCGCTACATTACCGTTCCCGAGATAGACGGCACGGAAGTGCAGTGGCGCATTGTCGCGCAGGATTCGCAGGGTTACCAGGGCGCGGTACTGCGGCACACACAGACCGTGGTATGCAATCCACTTCCCCCGGCGTTTGAGGATAGTTACGACGCTGGAACGGGCCTTTTAACCGTGGAGGCGGCAGCGTAGCATGGCGACCGCATTCACCAACTCTGACGCCCTTGGTTGCTTCCTGAGCGACCCTCGTGGGCTTGGCGGGGCGCGCAGCGCTGTAGAGTTCGAAGCGCGCGAGCCGGTCGTTTTGTCATCGATCCCCCCGATTATTATCGAGCGGGTTTCTCCGTTGTGTGGCGTGGGCCGCGCGACCATCACGGCTGGGCCTGATAATACACTGGCCTTTGCGGCACCGGGTGAGGCGGCGGGGGTGTATGTGGCGGTTGCGCCGAACGGGCGCGCGTTGCTGGAAAGTGAAACGCCCGGGAAAAGCGTGCGGGTGTACCGCGATTCGGTCTATGCTCCCTCCGATTTGGGTGGGCAGATGATATTTGACCTGGTCCATGGCGTGAACAACGCCATCAGCGGGGGCAATATCACCGTAGCGGGGGTAACGGATTATGGCTGTGTCTGGCTCTATAACCAGAGCGCGGAAGACATTACCGGGATCGAAGTGACGCCGGGCAGCGGCTTCGCTGTGGCCTTCGAAACGCCCGTAGGCGGCGTGTGTGAGGTCACACCGAATGCGACGACCGCGCCTGTGGTGACCTTCACGGGGTCGGTGTCGCTGGCTACGCTCGCCCCTGGTGAATCGCGGCTGCTTCGTTTTCGGCGAACGGTCGGGGCGACTACGGTGAACGCGGCCGCGCTGGCTGAAATCGAGGTGGCCTACACGTATGACTCGGTCGCCTATACCGACGTGCTGGATGGCTACTATCGCATCGGCAATCCCGCGCTGGCCCAGTATGAACTTTATGTTGGCGAGGATGAACTACCCGACTTTACAGCAGCCCCGGCGGCCTCGGGAGCGCTGCCGCTTGCGGCGGCGCTGAGTCCAGGGCATCGGCATTTCTATGCCCTGCGGCAACGCAATATTTACGACCTCGCGAGCCTCAATGTGCTGTGCGAGAGCAAGCTCATAGATGGGGCGGGCGAAGAGGTTCTTGAACTGCTCTCCGACCCTTCCGTTCTTGCCATTGAGTCTTCGACGGGCGGTGAAGTGTCCGTCGCGCTGCGTTATGCCGATATGGCCGACGATGTGGCCGCCGACACGTGGCGTCTGTATGTGACCAGTGACGGGACCGATCCCGATCCCGACAACGACACGCCTGACGATAGGCCGATGCGGCAAACGGGCCTCGCCAGGCCGCAAATTGAAAATACCCTGCGCTTGGGGCCGTTTGACTATGGGGCAACAGTGAAAGTCATTGCGCGGGTGTACTCCAGCGCGCTGGAGACGGAAAGCGGCAGCGAACAAGTCCACGAACTCACCGTCACGACGCAAGTGCCTGTCGGGGCCCATCGCCTTGGTGTAAGTATGGGTGGCCTGCGTGGCGCGCCACTGTCGAGCGTCAACGATGGGGTCGTCTATTACGACGCTCCGACAAATACGGTCGGCATCCGGAGTTTAACCGGTGAAGTGGTGTTCTTCGGCAGTGGCGAGATCTTTCGCGCAGAGCTCGGCGCGCTCAGTCTCTTTCGCACCTCGCTTGAATTCCACACGATTCCCCAGGGCGGCGCTGGCGCGCCGACCCCTATCGAGGTAGTCAGCGAAGACGAAATCTATATCAACGTGGCCGGGCTACGTCGCGCCAAAATAGATCTGGTAAACCGAAGGATCGAGGCGGCTGGATTTGAATTTGCGCACGCGGCTCTTGATGTGCCGGTAATCGGGCCGGTGCATATCAGCTCCGCCGCGACCTACATCATGGTTCGGAATGCCGTGACGGGGCGGTGGACACCCGGCATCGCGGTGGATGAAGACGGAATAATGACGGTGTGCCTTCCGGTGCTCCAGGAGGTTGCCTAATGCCCAGTCAATGGTTTGGCGATAACGATTTCTGGGGCGTGACACGCTTCAACGGGGTGGAACTGGGCGCGGGCGAATCGGCCGGCGTGCTGGCGGGGATGGCGATCGCGCGGATGCGGGGGGCGGGCCCGGGCGACAGCGGCGTCATCACACACACGGCCGATTTGACGGTGGATGATCTGAAGGTTGTTGAGGCGGGCACGCCTGACATGACGGTGACCGTGAACGCGGGCGTCTGCGTCGTGAACGGGGTGTTCACGGGGATTGCGGTTGCGGTTTCGGTGGCGATTTCGGCGGCGGTTACGAACCCCTATATAGCGATCATCCAGATCAACCAGAGCGGCGTCGTGAGCAAGAAAACCGGGAGTGAGTCGGGTAGCCCGGTGGCACCGACGCCC